ATGGATATATATTAATAATTTAATTTCAATTTCATAATTCTTCCCTCTCCCCTGAACATTTGCACCTTCGAGGTATTCAGAGGGAGGGGGCGTGGCTATAGTTTGTTCCTTGCGGCACGGTTGACGCGTGTCTGTCTTGGTTTTTTGTCATGGTTAAGTCTATGGAGGATCCACCCGGTCATCGGGGGTCCCGATCAGATCGATCGGTCGATGGTTATTTGTTGGTACTCGCCTTCTGTTATGTCAGAAGTGTGATTATCGATATGAATCGCGACTTGATGTGGTCCTCGATTGGGCTCTTACCGGTTCCTGGTTTACAGTGTTTCATCAACATATGCGTTGTTCTGACGCTTATTTTTGGATACAACATTGGTACCTCGGTGGATCGATACGTGCAGTTACGCGTTAAAGCAAAAAATGTCTATGAGGATTTTTTAGCAACTACGAAACTGGAGTTCGCGGGTTATCACAAAATAATCCTAACCAACTCTTGTGGGGTGTTGCATCCTGTTGACATTTTCCTTAAACGTATCTATGACAAACATTTTCCAAGACAGAGCGCCAACGCTTTTGCCGCAAACAAACGTACAAATCCTACTCTATCACTAAGGCTTGCCCAGCTTGAAAAGTATGCTGAACCAAATGTCGAGTCTGTGCCAGTTGGTGAGTTAGAAGATGCAGCGGATGAAATCCTTACAGAGGCCTTTCGCCATCCGGCTTTTTTGTCATTGGCTACGACCATATGCAAGAATGTTGATGGTAGGGCGTTTGGGGAGTTGAAGGTCGATCTTTCATCGGCCTCCGGCTATCCGTACGAGCAGGGGAGAAAGAAGAAGGAGGATAGAGTGCACGCTGAGGATCACGCCAGACTGCTGCTTGATGACGACCATGAGTTCGATCAATATGTTTCTAAACATGTTTGGTATACGACTGGTCGTGCCAAGATGCAAGCAGTTGGTGATGATGATGCGGGCAGACTTATTATCTATTCCGGCTATTCTTTCCTGCTTATGGCTCTTCTTGCTCTTCAACCGTGGTGCAAATTCATGAATGAGAATATGGCTTGGTGTGGGGTTGGTTTTTCGTGGATGCATGGTGGTGCTGCGAAGCTTGCCAAGTACATGGAATGCGACAAAGGGTTTGCACCAAAGGGTTTCAGATATGTTTCATTGGATATCAGTGGTTGGGACAATAAATTGCACCGGTCAGTGATGAATCAATTACGAAGATTTTACCGCACCCTCCTGATGGGAATAGGAGTGCAGCAATCTTATGTAGATAGATTTGTACGCTTGGTTGGATGCATGATTGATTCCCCAGTTCTTTTCCCCCTTGGTTATTTGTTCAAACTGCACCAGGGAATGAAAAGTGGTTGGGCTGCAACGGGAAATGACAACACATTATTGCATGAAATGATTATGCGGGCTATTATGGTCAAACATGGTTATATGAAGCATGTGCTTTATGGTGACGACAATTTCTTGCTTGTTCCCGACCGCATTACTGACGAAATGTTGATTTCTGAGTATGTGAGATTCGGGCTTAAGATTAAATATATTCACTCTTCTAGAAGCATTTCTGATGTTGATTTCCTTTCTAAACATATTATTTATAGTCATGGGCATTATTATGTGTATCGTGAAGCGGTTGAAACACATTCTCGTTTGCTGATGCCTGAGGAGATGGATCCAAGAAGACGTGACAAGCCTGACGCAGTGGTTGCTGCTGAGAGAGTCATGGGTCATTTGTTGGATAATCCATACAATCAGGATGTGCGGCGCATTTGTTTTAAAATTTTAACCATGCTGCGCGACCATTATGCGATTGAGTATATCGATGTCCATGATCAGCTTATCCGTAGTCACCCTTGGAGGAATTTTGACACCTCGCTTATACCAAAAAGATTTCCCACAGTGCCATCTGAGGATTTCATTGCGGAGCTGTATGGTGTGCCTTTCCTTCAAGATCTTCGGGTAATGTGGCCTACCACCGTGACTTTTATTCCGAATCTTCAGACTGGTTGTGTGGATATGACATTGTATAGGGCTGCGGCAGATTTTTCAAATGATGTGCTTTTTCA